TTACAAGAAGATCTATAATGCAGCGAACCCATTTGATTGGATGGAGCTAATTTCGCTAGAGGGGAAAACTAACATGTTCGAGCGCAAAATTGGCGATTATTCATTAGCCAACAAATCAAATGCTGATACTGCTTTTGAATTTTCAGAAGATTTTTAACAAGTTTTTTATATCAAAGCAAATTTAACTTTTGTATAATCCAACTTCTCTCTTTTGTTCTTATTCATGGTAGATATTTTGCCCAAGAATCGCGGAAATTTAATAAGACCTTTCTTATTACATTTTAACGTCGCATGAATCGTATTTGCTGCCACATAGGGCGCCAAATCAAAATCGAATTCCGCATCTACGATATCCATATCAGATAAGGCATCTGCTGCATACGCGAGATTATTCATACATTTCACATGATCTTTCTGACCCATTATGCAGCCAATATAATTCTCCTGGACGAGCAAAGGATGGATATCATGCGCCATCCAATAAGTCGCATATTTGGTTGCGAAGGGTGCGTCCATATTAAAGAGGGTGCCTGTGGTGTCAAATATATTGGCGCTTTGGACATCTTTTGACCCATTATTTTTTTTATTTTGAATACCTATTTGCAGAGTATTTAATATAAACCGGATATCACCATTGGCCTGCTCAATTAATTTGTCTACTTTGGATTTGCTAATTTTGATGTTTTCAGAAGTGACCACTTTATACACAAACGCATACATGTCAGCATAGTTCGGTTTGGACATTTTGATATCGAAACAATGGGAAACGAGAGGCTTCAGACTCTGTGAATATCTGTCATCACAAATGCAAATGATGGGAATTTCAGTTTCCTTGATGCATTCGATAAGGGCACCAATGAACCCATAATCGCCACTTGCGGAATCGATATCACTTACCACCAGGACATTTTCTTCGCCATTGAATGTTTTTTTTATATGTAATAATGGTTTAATGGATTGCTGGATTTGTTCCTTGGATCGTTCATCATCGGGTGCTAAATGAATGGCATGATAGGAAAATTTCTTTACAACCAGATCGACCAAAAGGGTTTTGCCTAGGCCATTTAGTCCGGATACTAAAGCGCATCGATTTTTCTTACTAGAGGAGTCCCAATTGAGAAGCCACTTGGTAAAAGGGTGGATGACTTTAGAATTACCGACAAATTCAGATAAATTAGTGGGTTTATATTTAGCTGTAAACATGATGTCTTTTTGTATCTTTCATAAAAAGATATTATTTTTATTCAATTTTAAAATATATATATTTCTAGATGTATTATAGAAGAATAACATGAGTTCTGATATTTTTGGTAAAATGGCTAAAAATATGGTTGAAGAGGAAGCTGGTATTAAAACAAGAAATCAAAGAGCAGCAGCAATAGAAGAAACAGCAGTAGATTTGGAAACTGCTTTTTTCAATAACCAAAGAGGTATAAAAGAACAAGGCGAACGAGCAGCACCACCGGATGATGATATTCACAAAGCTTCTTCTGTTACGTGGGATGAAGAAGCAACAAATTTATCCCAACCTCACGAAAAATGGGCTACTGGTACAAGTTTATTTGATGAAGGTAATGTTTATCCATATTCACGAACCCGTGAACTCATACCGGAAGATTATGAAGTACTATGGTATTCAGAAGAACATGAAGACCAAGCTGTAAAAATTAATTTGCTAGATTTTTTAACATATATGACCACAGAAGAAGAAGAAATGTTAGCAAGACAAACCGATGATAATACTGCAGCCAATACAACTCCTAGATATGTAGGTCCTCGAGCTGAATTTAAAGAAAAATTAAGAACCCATAATCTAAAAGATGTTAAGAAATTACGAAACAAATTTGTTTTAATATGGGAAAAGAAGCCACCAATATATCTTGATCCAAGCGAACGTGCTCCACCTGGGGAATTAGACCCTGAGGTAATTGCAGCATTTGGGAAAAAAAGACAAAAAGTACAAGAAGAGCAAGATGTTGAAAAGAAAACTTCTCCAACTTTATATACGTATTTATCTGGATTTTTCAAAATAATTTTTCCAGAAAGGGGAGGTAAAAAAAAATCTGTCACAAAAAAGAGAAATAAAAAATCTGTCACAAAAAAGAGAAATAAAAAATCTGTCACAAAAAAGAGAAATAAAAAATATAGTACAAAAAAAAGAAAAAGTATAAAAAGAAAATAAAATAGAAATACAATGATAACGTGCAATTTGATGGGCGGGCTCGGCAACCAATTATTTCAAATTTTTACAACCATTTCTTATGCAATCAAAAGCAAAAATCGGTTCCAATTTTTGGATGTTGAACAATTAGGCAGCGGATCAACCACCATTCGTCCTACTTATTGGAATACTTTTCTGTCAAATTTAAAACCATTTCTGATAAAGGAGCTACCTCAAGACATTCAAGTCATAAAGGAAAAAGGATTTCCATACAATGAATTACCTGTTCAACACATGCATAATAAAAATGTCATGATATACGGCTATTTTCAAAGTTACCAATATTTTAAAGACTATTATGATCTCATTTGCAGAGTATTTGCCATAGAAAAACAGAAATCCGAATTAATCGGTAAATTATTTTTGACCAAAGAGTTATTAGAAAATGCTTGCAGTATGCATTTCCGTATTGGCGATTATAAGAAGATACAAGAATACCATCCACTAGCCACATATCAGTTTTACGAAAGATCTCTCAATTGTATTCGAGAGAAGAAACCAGAAGACAAGTTTTCCATTTATTATTTTTGCGAAGATGTCGATATTGAAGATGTATTGCAAATAGTAGAACCTTTGTCACAAAAATTCACTGAATATGTATTTATTAGAGGAGACTCCAATATAGCCGATTGGGAGCAACTTTTGTTCATGAGCTGCTGCCATCATAATATAATTGCCAATAGTTCCTTCAGTTGGTGGGCAGCGTATTTAAATGCATGGCAAGATAAAATCATATGCTATCCATCAGTATGGTTTGGATCCTCTGCGAATCATGATACAAAAGATTTATGTCCTCCTTCTTGGATAAAAGTGGATGTATAAAAATAGATAAAAATAAATAAAATATTTATTTTTATATAATGGCTTGCTCTATCTCATGTATAATATCGGCAATTTTTATCATTGGAATGATTTATTTTTACAATGCAACATATAAAAACGAAATTGTCAATCATTATAAGGATACATTATCTAGCGACTTGAGAAATCGATATGAAAAAATAAGTCAAGAGAGAATGAATATTAGTTTGTCTGGTTATGGGTTGGGATGTATACTTTCTCTCTTTATCATTTTTTATAATTCGAAAATAAAACATCAAAAAATGTCAACATTTTCTTTAGTATGCATTGTCATGTCCACTTGTTTTTTGACAAATTATTTTTACTATATGTTAGCCCCTAAATCGGATTGGATGTTAAATCATATTACAAGTCCTGAAGAGACAAAGGCTTGGTTGCAAATGTATCGAGCTATGCAATTCAACTATCATATGGGATTCGTGTTAGGTATCATTGGTGTCGGTATATTTGCATTTGCTTTCCGATGTTAAGGTAGTAGTTTTTTCAATTTATCTTCATGTCCTTTTGAATTGAACGCTGATGCATCATGGATTCGATGTTTCACCAATATTTCTTTAAAATTATAAAATGTACAACCTTGCTTCCGTAGTCGCAGCCACAAATCATAATCTTCTATGCCGTTTTCATTCCAATGACACAGATTTTTTTTTATGATTACGCTTGAATTGATAATAGGGTTGACCAATTTAAAATCGAAATTAGAAATGTTACCCACTGGAATGGGCGGTATTACACCTGATTTATCTCCAAACCACACACAATTGCTGCCAATTACGTCGTAACTATCCAACTTTTGTGACTGAATTTGCAATTTATCGGGGTGCCATATATCGTCTACATCGAGTAGCGCAATATAATCGTATGTGCAAAATGGGATCATTTTATTTAAAGTGTTTGCTTTTCCTTGAATATTTGGAAAATCAAATACGCGAATTTTACTGCTGCGTTTTTCGTAAGCTTTAGCGATCTTATATACATCTGATTCAGCAGGATATCCATTGATTCCAATAAGGAGCTCCCAAGAAGTATATGTTTGGTCTAAAATAGAGGAAACAGATTCTTCGATAAATTCGATTCCGTTATAAATAGGCATGAGTATACTTCCACCTTTTCCACCTTTAGAAAAGGTGGAGCCAAAATTTGTTATAGATCCACCTTTTCCACCTTTAGAAAAGGTGGAGCCAAAATTTGTTCTAGATTTTTCTTCTTCCATTTTTTCCACTTTTTCCACTTTTAGAAAAAGTGGAGCAAAAAATATAATTATTTATATGTAATTTTCCACTTTTAGAAAAAGTGGAGCAAAAATAAAATATGTTTGGTTTTACATTTTCTAAAGGTTGGAAACTATTTTTGCTCCACTTTTTCTAAAAGTGGAATCTTTGAAACATAAACCAATTGTCGAAAGTTTGGTGACTTTTCTCTCTTAACAATACAAATTCATTCAAATTCGAGAATATGCAATCCACCAAAATAATCTGATCATCTTTGACTAAATATTTATTTTCAAAATAGGCTTTCAATTTCATATCATAAGTATTCGCCCACCAATTTATCTTATCTTTATGCAACATAAAAAATCCTCCAGCAATAGAATTTTGATGTGCAGGTATTTCTTTTATAGGCAACCCATATACATTTTTGTTATTGACAAGTTTCAACAAATACTTTATATAATTGTCATCATTTTGAATACAACCATAATATATTTTTAGAGGATTTATAGCATTTGTACTTTTACCCCAGTTAGAAAGTTTACTTGTATGCGTGTCATTGTCTCGGTTTCTGAAGTATCCAATATCACACCATCCGTAAAAATCTGATTCAAAATATTTTTTTTCTATTGTGTTTTTCACAAATTGTATTTTTTCGGACCAAAGCATATTCAGCTCCCAACAAGTCTTATCTTTTAACAAAACATTATTATGATGATTTTCTATCCAATCATTTTTATATTTATAGTTGTAAAAATCGTCTAGAGGTCTGATAATCACTTTTATTCTAGGATTCTCTCTTGTGTATATATATTGTGAACTTTTTTCATCTGTATAAATGACCAAGTTAAAATGATTCACAATGGATATGAAATTATTCATCCATTGGACATACACACTTGTGTCAAATTTGGATTTAAGAATGTAAAAACAACTAGAAAAAGTGATCGACATAATATATTTCACATTTAAAAAAGTAATAATTCAACGCGATAAAACTAGATTTATACATTAAGTGATGCTATGATATCATTACCATCACTATCATTAATTTCATTTATTAAATAGTTATATTCCTTAAGTTTATTTATAGAATTATTCATACCATTTATTCCTAATTCATATGCTTTTTCTTTATGATAATCTATAAAACATTCTGTTTTAAATGCCCATTTTTCAAATCTTATTTTATTAATTTTATATTTTGATAAGTCTATCATTTTAATTATTTCACTATCAAACCCTTCAGTGTCTATTTGTAAATAATCAATATTAGTTATACCATGAATGCTACATATTTTATCAAATGTTATACTTTTTGTTGTTATTTTTACCATATCATTTTTACTTCCCCAGTCATTCATTGGTAATAATGAAAAATGACCATCATTGTATATAATATTATTATCAGCACGATTTCCCATAATACCATTTTTTGATGGTATATATAATTCTAAGATTTCATTATCATTGTAATATACAGCATTGTTATAAATATGAACATTTTTAATATTTGTATAATTTTTTTTAATTTCATTAATAAGGTTTTCATTTGGTTCTACTAAAATAACAATATCTGGATCATTCTTAATAACCAAATCTCTAAATAAGTCGTTTCCATTATTTGTTCCAATTTGAAAAAATACTTTGGACATAATATATATAAAATAAAAATTTTTTATATATTATACGATTTTGAAAAATAAAAAGTTAATTAAAAATTATAAAAGTGAATTTGGCTACACCTTTTCACAAGTTATGAAAATGTTGATTTTATGTAAAAAGCATCTCCCCATTTAAAATCTTCGCACCATTTTGTTTCCACGCGTTGTAGTCCAAATTTGCCTAAATAATCATCCAATTCCGAAACAAGCGCGCAGTCCCTGTATACATAATCAGAATTTACTTCTGTATAAAGATAGTCTACATTTGATAAATATTCTTCCATACCTTTAAGCGCCTTTAATTCGGCACCTTGAATGTCAAAATTCAAAAAATTATACTCTATAGGATATTTTGGCAAAATATTTTTCAACAATTGTGTTTCCCCTTCAAAACTTCTAACATAGGTAACATGCGGATGAAAAGTCGCGTGTAGTCCGAGTTCCAAGATGGAAGAAGACTGACCATTGTTGGATATATTGAATTTCACCTTTTCCGTAACATCCGAAACAATTGCATTTTCAATCTGAACATTTGGGTATTTTTGCTTGCAATAAGCAACTTTTTCAGGTAATGCTTCTACCCATAGCATCTTATCCATGGGTAAATATTGCAAATAATCGTTCAATTCTTCGCATTCATGTGCTCCAACATGTAAAATACCTTTGAACTGGATATTATACTTTTTTACAAGATCGTGTAAAGGAATAAGCATTTGAATATTATTGTATAATAATATTTAAATTGTTATAAAATTGTTTTATAATATATTTATATTAAACTATTATATCTTGAATATACTGATTGATTAAAGTCACTAAATATATTACATGTTTGTATATACACACTACCATTATGAACAACATGGTCATATTCTAAATCTTTTATGATATGCATATTTAAATCTAGCTGTTCAAATAATAATGTATTAAAATAAATAACGTCACATGCACTAGATTTTATTATATTTTCTGTTTCATTTTGCAAATTTAAATTTTGAATTAAATAATTATTAATAATATAATTTCCAGTATTCATTAATACATCACTTGGTGTATTAAAATTCTGTCTAGTTAATTTTTCTTTTTGTAAATTTTTTGCAAAGTCACCCTTTTTATAAATAAACCCTGATAAGTGTGAATAATCAAAATTTGGGTTTGCTTTGTATGGTGCTAATATAATATTTTTTTGTTCTTTAATAATATTTATAATATAATTTTTTGCTATAGAAAAATAATTTTTATCAGCAAAATTATCAGAATCCATTAATACTATCCATTCGTTTTTTGCTTGTTTGCAAGCTTTAAGTTTATTTAAAAAAGACCCTAATCTAGTTTCATTTTTATATAATTTAAGTTTTTCTATATGTCCAAATGAATGTTTAATTTTTTCAATATCATTACCATTTTCATCAGTAATTATAATTTCTTCTATCAATTCATTTTCTAAATATTTAGGCAAGTAATTTATTAAAAAATTATCAAATCGATCCATAGTAGGTATGCATAAACTAAACATTAATATAAATATAAATGGTATTTTTATTTATAATTTATTAACGAAATAATTATATTATATTCAGTTGCTAAACAAAATTTTGTTAAATAATGTGGAAGGACACTATCTTCAGTTCATAAAACACTACTTTTTTGGATAATTAAAAATACGTTTATTTACCAAATTATATAGTATATTACAAAATATATAATGGACTTATTTCGCAGTTTGCATGATTTGGATAAAAAAATGTTAAAATACATAAACTATGAAAATGGAATTTTCATAGAATGTGGTGCAAATGATGGTGTAACACAAAGTAACACATTTTATTTTGAAAAAAATTTGGGATGGAAGGGATTACTAGTAGAACCTACTTACTCATTATATGAAGAATGTAAAATAAATAGACCAAATTCTATTGTTGAAAATTATGCATTAGTAAGTAAAAACTATATTAAAACTAAAGTTAGTGGAAATTTTACTGCCAATTTTCACGGAGGTTTGATGTCAAAAATTACAGATACAGGTGATCATTTTGATGAATATGTAGTAAATGAAAGAAATAATATAGATAAAAATACAATTGTAGAAGTAAATGCCATTACTCTAACTGAATTATTAATAAAACATAACATACAAACTATTGATTTTTTTAGTTTAGATGTTGAAGGTTATGAAATTGACGTTTTAAATGGATTGGATTTTTCTATTTTTCGCCCAAAATATATATTGATCGAAACTGCAAATAGAGAAGCGTATCAAGATGTTGTAAGAAAATATATGAGTCAAAAAAATTATCATTTTGTAGAAAGATTATCAGGAAATGATGATTTATTTGTTGCAGAAGAATTAATGAATAATAATACAAAAAAAAATATTAAGTATTACTTAATACATGGTCTAGATGTAGAAAGAAAAAAAACAATGCTTGAAGAATTCAGTAAGTGGGGGTTTGATTTGAATAATATCAAATGGATGGAACATCCAAATAAAGATGAAATAACTGATGAATTATTAGATAGTTTAATAATAAATACAAATTCTTATTCATCTGGTGTATTTATACCTCCATCGAGAACCAGACAAGCAAAAGGCCTTGTATGTTGTACATATAAACATTATTTATGTTTAAAAGATATTATTGAAAATGAGTATGATTATGGAGTAATTATTGAAGATAATATTTGTTTTAAAGGTAATATTCCTGAATTAGTTAACACATACATAAAACAATTGGATGAAATATATGGCGAATGGGATATATTATTTGATGGAGCTTGGACAAACTATATTGAGGGACCCATAAAATCTGGTTTATTAGTTTATCCAAAAACGAATGAAATAACGAATCAATGTCATGGAGGAACTAAAGCGGCCACATTTTATTTAATAAAAAAAGAGTGTGCAAAAAAATTAATAGAACATTATATACCATTTAATAATTCTCCAGATTGGTGGATGAATGATCTTTTTAGAAAATTAAATATTAAAAGTTTTTGGGTTGAACCATCATTTGTATATGTACATCCAAATCATATTTCAACATCAATTTCATAAAAAACGTGTTTAATATTAATAATTTTATTATTATAATAATATATATGGAATTTGATGCAACTATTTCAACAGAGTTATGTGAACTAATGGGAAAATATGGAAGTGACAAAGGTAATGAAAATTTAAAAATATCACCGCATAATTATAGTACATTATATTATAAATTATTTTTTAAAAGAAAACATGAAAATTTAAGAATATTTGAATTAGGGTTAGGAACAAATAATGTAAATCTTCCATCTAATATGGGTGCGAATGGAAAACCTGGCGCATCATTAAAAGCTTGGTGTGATTTTTTCCCAAACTCTCTAATTTTTGGAGCAGATATTGATAGAGATATTCTTTTTAATACAGAAAGAATTAAAACATTTTATTGTAATCAGTTAAATGAAACAGATATATCCAATTTATGGAGCAATCCAGAATTAAATGAAAATTTTGATATTATAATTGAAGATGGACTACATACACCTGAAGCAAATATATGTTTTTTTGAAAATAGTATCCACAAACTTAAAAAAGGTGGCTATTATATTATTGAGGATATATATATAGATACTTCTATTTTTGAAAATATTATTGAAGAAAAATGGAAAAATGAATATCCTCATTTAGAATTTCAAATTATTAAACTACCTATATTAGAAAATTGTAGTAAAACAGCAAATAATATTGTTCTAATTCATCATAAATCAAGCAACATTAGAACATGTATATGATCCTTTTCGTGCAATGAAAAACTAAATAGGTATATTAAACCAAATGGAGCTATTGTTACACACACCCTCCAGTATGTCCTTATCATTCATATCCAAGAGACTATTTTAGATGTATGGTAGACTGGTGGTATGATTTACCAAATTATATAGAAAAAAATGAACAAACCGAGCTTTATATGCACGATAATCTATGTGTATTTACATTTTATAAAAAATTATAATGTAAATCTAAAATCATGTATAAGTTTAAACAACCAATATATATATATTTTATAAGTAATGATTAATAACTAATAAAATATAAAGTTTTTATTAAATATATTGAATATCAGTACCTGAAGTAAAATGTGAAAAGTAATTTTGTTCTATGTATTTTTGAACTAATATTTTTCTCTCATCATCAGATAAACTATAAAAATTAGAATGAAAAATTTCACGCCAAAAAAACCATATACGATTAAATCTTTCATCTAACCAATAAATTAAATCATTATCAATTAAATAACTTGATAAAACAGACTGATCATCTTGATGATATTTCATATAGTTTGAAATATTATTATCATATAATTGTTCAAATATATCTCCATGATACTTTGGTTGATAAATAACAAGACCACCATTTATGTGATCATTATATTCTTTATTTTCTCCCGATAGAGCATACCATTCTTTTCCTGTTTTTTCCCATCCCATTCTAATTTGTATTTCTTCTCTTAACTCATAATTACCAAAATATTTTCTTTCATTTACAGCTGCTACTTTTCCTTCTGGTATTTCATGAAAAGGTAAAGGTGGTGCATTTGGGTTAATAAATATATCAGAATCAAGTGATACTGCAAAATCATAATCTTTAAATTTGTTTGGAATTAATAATCTCTGCCAATAAAATTTTTTATTATCCATATGTTGTTCATTTTTTATTAAAGAAGTAAGCATTATTAATTCATAATTATATTTTTGACAATATGACTCTACAGATGATTTAAATATGTCATTAAATTTTTTAATGTAATTTTCACCAATAACAAATATAACAATTGCAACTTTCATACTTTATATAATTCCAAATTAAAAATATTTAAAAATTACAACTTATATTAAATTTAAATTTTCTAAGTACTTATTTAATTCTTCTTTAGTTAATGGATTTATCTTACTATTATAATCTGTTAACGTTTCTTCATTTATTTCTTCATTAAAATTAAAAATAGATTTAATGTGTATGTAATCACTAATCTTGTTAATTCTTGCAGATTGTGAGTTATTAATTAAAGACTCTAATAATTTTTCTCCTGGCTTAACTCCTATTTTTTTAATATGTTTATTATATTTTTCAGCGAATATTTCAATTAAATCTTTAACTTTCATGGATATTAATTTTGGTATAATAGTATCACCAGTTTCTCCATTTAACAATGCATGTTCTATTAAATCTACACTTTGTTCTAATGTCATTACAAATCGAGTCATATTTTCATTTGTTAATGTAAAAAATTGCTTATTTTCATCATTACCAATTGTATGAAGTAAAGGAATAATACTTCCTCTAGAATTTAATACATTACCATAACGTATATTTACAAATTTAAATTCTTTAACATAATAAGATTTTTCAACAATTAAAGTCTCAGACAATGCCTTACACATACCATATACATTAATCGGACTGCAAGCCTTATCACTACTAACAAATAAGGTTGATTCTAAAGATCCGATTAATTGATTTTTATATAGTTCAATTGTATCTAATATATTTTTAACTCCAAGTAAATTACTATTCAAACTTTGATCTGTATTATATTCACATTGATCAATATGTTTCATTGCTGAAGCAATAATAATGATATTCGGTTTAATTCTTAAAATAGTCTCTTCAATTTTATTTTTATTAATAACATCACCTATAATAAAATTTAAATTCTTATTATTATTAAAATCTAATTTCATTCTCCAATGTTTACATTCATCTCTTGAATAATTATAAATTGTATTTTTGTCTATATATCTTTTGACAAATTCATAACCAAGTGATCCAGTACCTCCAAATAAAAGTATTGTTTTACTTTCAATCATTTTAAATATAAATTTAAATTTATATTTAAGTATAAATGTTTTATAATAAATAATAATTTATTTTAAATATAAGTTAAAATGTTATAATTAAAAAACAATTTAATATAAATGAAAATTATATTATTTGGTTCATCAGGAATGTTGGGTAACTACGTATTTAATGTTTTAAAACTTGATTATAAAGTTATTTGTGTTACAAGAAAAGAATATAATATTATTAATGATGAATGGGGTAAACTAAAAGTTATTTTTGAAAATAATTTAAATGAAAATGATGTAATTATTAATTGTGCTGGTATAATACCACAAAAATACAAGGATGAAAATATTGAAACATATATTAAAGTTAACACACTATTTCCTCATAAGTTAAATGAATTTGCAAAACTATATAATATAAAATTAATTCACATTACAACTGATTGTGTTTATGACGGATCAAATGGAAACTATATTGTAGATGATATTCATTCCGCAAAAAATATTTATGGAATATCAAAATCTCTTGGAGAACCACAAGAAGCTACAATTATTAGAACATCAATTATAGGAGAAGAATTATCTGGAAAAAAATCACTAATTGAATGGATAAAAAGTAATAAAAATGGAAAAATAAATGGCTTCATAAATCATTTATGGAATGGAGTTACTTGTTTAACTTTATCAAAAATAATAAAAAAAATAATAAAAGAAAATCTATTTTGGTATGGTGTTAAACATATTCATTCACCAAATATAGTAACTAAATATGATTTATGTTGTTATGTAAATGAAATTTATAATTTAAATATTGAAATAAATAAATCAGAAGATGTAATTATAAAAAATATGACGCTTTTAGATAAAGAACAAACTTTTGAAATAGATAATATTTATAATCAAATTTTTGAACAAAAAATATTTATTAATAATATAATGTTATCTCATTCATTTTTTAATTGTCCTAATAAAGATACATATCCACCATTTAAAAATGGATTATATCTAGAAGAGTATTTTTATAATAAATTTATTAAAGAGCAACCTTTATGTAAAAGAAAATACATTCCAGTTAAGTGGACAAATTTTCAAATTGAAGGATGGTTTGAACAAAAAAAACAAGAAATGCAAAAACTTCTAGATCAGTGGGTAAAAGAAAATCCATCTGAATATGGATACTTCACTATTGTTCAATATGATGATGGACCATTGCTTTCATTACCTGAAGATACATTAGTTTATGGTGCTTGTTCTGGTAATATACCTATACCTTTAATTTATGAAGATATAAATAATACACTTATAAATATACCAAAAAAAACATTTAAAGAAAAAGATATCCTTTGTTCATTTGTAGGAAATATAACTGCTAATCATGTTACTCCAAATGTAAGACAAGAGATGTTTAATATTTTAGAAAATAACCTAAATTTCAGATTAATTAATTCAGGTGGATGGACTCCAGAAGTTAATAAAAAATTACAAAATATTTTCATTGAAAATACAATTAACTCAAAATTTGCTTTAGCTCCTAGAGGTTATGGTAGAGGTTCATTTCGTTTTTTTGAATGTTTTCAATTAGGAACCATTCCTGTTTATTTATGGAATGACAAAGAATGGTTACCTTTTAAAAATATTATTGATTATAATAGGTTATGTATTTCTATACATGTTTCACAAATTCATGAATTAGAAAATAAACTATTATCTATTCATGAAGAACAATATAACACAATGTTTGAATATTATCATAGTATAAAATACCTTTTTGAATTAGAAGGTATGTCAAATCTAATAATACAAGAAAATTTGTATAAATAATTTTTAAAATATATTATTAAATACTTATTATAATATTAAATACATGATTATAATATATATATATATATTCGATGATAGAACAAGACTTTATCATGCTCATCATGAATTGCAAAAAATATTTCGCAAAGGCGGCTTATCAGAAGAAAACTTGGCTTCCTTTTGTGCCTGATTATTTACGTTATTATCATGTTATCGGCGACGAATCGCTTGAATCTGACTATAAATTTGACGACGCAGATCGGATTCTTTGGATCAAAGTGGCCGATGATTATAATTCTTTGCCGAAAAAAGTAATACGCGCTTATCAAGCAGTATACGACACATTTCAATTCAAATACTTATTTAAGACGGATGATGATCAAATTCTAGTAAATCCGAATTTTTTTAATATATTAACCAACGTTATTGATAAAAAAATTCCCAAGACGCATTATGGTGGCTATATCGTAGATATCAAACAACCTTATTTATCCGATTACAATCGCATTCATCCCGAGTTGCCTGATAAGTTACCATTGATGGTTACTAAATATTGCAGTGGTCGATTTTATTTTCTCTCCAAATCAGCCATTTCAAACTTGATTGGAAAGAGAGAATTGATTGACAAGGAATATTTGGAGGACTATGCTATTGGTTTTTTTTTAGATCCTGTTTATAAAAAAGATATATTGTCTTTGAAAACAAATGAATATTTTACGGATATTGAATTGTCTAATTTTACACCCTTGAAGATTTAAAACCGCACCTTTCTATATAAAATGAAAGGATACTTCAACTTAATAGTTTTACATCATACAAAATACTAAATGTATGACGGAATTTTCTTTTACACCAGATTGTTCTAATGTATTTTCATCTACCATTGTATATCCATTGAAAATAAGACGTTGTTGTTTTACAAGTATTTGTAAAGTTTCTTCTATTTGATATTTTAGATGTAAAATAGTATCTTCTGGTGCCACATTTAATTTATATTTGTTTGTCAACGTTTTTATGTATACAAACATATAATACATCTTTAGAAAAAATCCATGCATCTAATGGGGTAAATTAAATAATTTCAATTTTGGTTTGCTTTGTTCCTGTTCTTGTTTTTTTTTGATTTGCGATTTCATCAAAGCAATTTTGTCTATATCTAACATGGCTGGTGCATAATTGGTAGGTCGCTTTTCAATATCGCTATAGTCTTCCCGTTGCGTAACGGATAAAGGAATAATTAAATACCATTTGTCTTTTTCTTGTAAGGAAAACCAATATTTATCGATGGCATATAATGAATGTTTGTCAGGAGATCCCATTAGTTTTTTAATTCCTTCGCGATAATTTGCAATTAATGTGTCAAAATAATGGTTTTGCACTATGTATCCGGTTGTTGTTTGACATCGCGTTACTTTAATACATGTGCTATCTATAGGTTTAAAGGGTGGCATATTGTTTCCGCCCACCAAAATTACATCCCATGATTCATGTGTAGAGAGAAAATTGGATAATTGTGATTTGAAAAATTCTGGATTTAAAAATTGAATATCATCTTCTACTATCATTATGTGAGGCCAACTTGCGGCTTTAGCAATTTCCAAACATTTTAAATGACTCATACTGCATCCTAGTGCGCCATTTGCTAGCTTTATGGCATTGAATCTCTGAAAATCTGTAATACCAAGAGATGTCAGTTGGGATTCAACATGTTGTTTCCTATCTGGGCGTTGAGCTAAATTAATATAAAATGTATGTTGTATATCACTAATAGATTTCATGATTTATTATATTCATAAAATAATTATTTTTATATTAATTGAATAATTATTAATATTTTTATTTTATTATAGTATTTATTTGCAAAATGTTTCTTTTAAAAATTTTATACACGGGGTTTCAACTAAAATACCATTTGCCCAAACTCCATATCTTGCTTCTTCATCAGAATCATTTTCTAAACAAAAATTATAAAAAGTATATTCATTATTATTTTCTAAAGCAGTAAATTTTTCAGAAGCAGCAGCTAATAATAATTGTTTATTATCAATTTTAGGATTTGTATTATTAAAATATGTGCTATTTTTTATGAATTCATTTTCAGACATATTATCAACAAGAATTGAATGACCACCAGTGAGTATTAAATCTTTTGTCATATTTTCATTTTTAGGCATTAAAAACATACATGATTTAAAATCATTGATATCATTAATTAAGGAATTTTTATAAATAACTGAAATTCTACGAAAACCATGTTTGAATGATTTAACAAAACTACCTACTTTAAGTTCAGAAATTGCTACATAAACTTCTTCTAAATTTTCATTTAAACACAATATTTCAGTAGATTCGTCAAAACATAAAAGAGGTGTAGCACCATTAAAGTATAAAATACTTTGAATCAAATTATCAAGAACTGAGCGTTCATTTAACAAGTTCATTTTATAAAATAGAATAGAATTAAAATTTTTGCAAAAAAAAAAATTTAAGTATATATTATAAAATGTCGGTGATAAATCCTGCGTCGAATTACCCCAACCTTGCTGGTTTGAGCTCTGCTGTTTTGGCTTACAACTCTGTTGGAAATGGAATTGTTGAAAATCTTGTTCAATCCTTTTTGAATGATCTAACACAAACAACGTATGATCCTATGTCAGCTGCTTTAACGGATGCATCCAATAATCTTGCTGTCGGTGCTAACTCTACATTAAGAATTCTTTTGGCTATTGATGATGGAACTGTTGCATATGATAGTTCAAAAGGTGCTGCTACCAATACATACGCAAACTTTAATGCCAACACTATTAATTCATCCAATCATAATACACGTCCTGAAATAATGGTTGCTATTTTAGGAAACACTGGTCTTGGCATTTCTGAAAGATACTCTAAATCTACTGGTAAATTCCAAAAATATCAAGCAAGTCGCCTTGGAAATTCAACACAATCAAATCTTGGCACATTCCGTGTTAGTTTGAACTCTACTCTTTAATTATATAATGATAAATGTGTAAGGAATTATATTTTTATTTTTCTCTCTTTATAAAAATATAAATATGGAAATACAAAACAAAAAAAATTTAGACAAAAAATTTATTGCCAACCAAATTAAAAATATTTCTTTAGATGATGTTGATAGAGAGATGAACCAATTGATCAATATTGGTAAGGGTGCATGTAATATCGGTCCCAGATCTCGCATCGGAAATGCAGTCGTCGACTATTTTACTTTTGTACAGCGACTCGAAACGAAGGGCAAATACAATACTAGTTTTTTCGATTTCTTGCAAAACATTGACACTTTTAAAAAGAAGAAATTTATACAAACTATGCTCACCTATTATGCAGACGTGAAAAACAAAAATGGAACAAAAAATGAATACATTGTCTTGAAAGAGGTCTACAATATTTGCATAAGTGCCATCAATATTATGAGACCACTTAACTGCATGGAAATTTACACCCGTTATAAGGGCACAAAAGTCCTCAATTTTTGCGCCGGATGGGGCGGTTCTACAATTGCAGCAGCGGCACTCGGCTTGGACACCTATTATGGTGTGGAAATTAATGCGGATTTAGCAAAACAATACGCCGACATGGTCGCATACTTGGCCACAAAATCGCCAACCAAAATAGAAATTGTGATTGGCGATGCTTTGGAAGTCGATTACGCGACGATGGATTACGACTTGGTCTTTGCATCGCCGCCTTATTATTCGTTGGAAAAGTATCCGCACAATGCCATTTACGAATCCAAACGAGAAATGGATGACAAATTTTATAAGCCGTTATTTGATAAAACATATAATGGTCTTCAAAAGGGAGGACATTATATTATTAATGTGTGTAAAGAAGTGTATGAAAAGGTGCTAAAAGAACTGCTGGGTCCGCCACATGAATCGTTCCCTTTGAAGAAATCCAAGAGACAAAATGATTATACAGAAATGGTCTATGTTTGGATAAAAAATTAATATTTTCTTGATTTTCTTCTTTTTCTTGTTTTTCTTTTTCCGCCGGCAGCTGGCACAGCTTGAAGATTGTTATCAATTTCTTTTAGACTTTCATGCTCTCTTAGTGGTTGATATTCCGGCTTTCTAGATAGATCATCTGTTCTAGCATAATCCAAAGGGTCGTATTTTTTGAATTGAATTCTATTTATTATTTTAAATCTTTTTGTAAAATACTCTATTTGTTCGGGCATAAAAAAATGGGATAATTGTTTTTTTGTAAGTATGTAATTCCATATTCTTCTAGCCTGATTCATGTACATTGTTGATTTGTTTTTAAAAAAATTTTCACATTCTCTAACAAACTCAATCATATTTTTTTCATTAGATAATCTTATTAAATCCTTTTGGATTTGGTCATAGTACATGTTATGTAGCATTCCACCTTTTTTTGTTTTTCCATATATTCTTTTATTATTTCTTTTATTCTGTCTTCTTCTTGTCTTCATTATAATATAACTATACTATATTTTGTATGATTCGCTAAATTCTTTATAATTGCGTATCATATTACGCACAACCTTTTCTGGGTTTGAAAATATACTTATTTTATATGCTTTTGAATGCACAATATCATTATTCTTTTTTATATCCATCTTTTTCATGATATATATAAGATTATGTTTGTCTTTATAATTTTTCAATAGTAAATGAATATGGTTATAAAAATTATCGTGTAAGCTAAAAGACAAATAATAATCATCTTTGTAAATAGTCATTTTATCTTTTTCATAATGACCATGTGTTTGTTTCTTCCATTCCTTAAGAAGAAGTTGAATAAATTGTTTCTTTTTTTCAAAGGTAACTTTATTCAGTTTTCTTGTTGTATTTTTTGGTTTTTTATATATATGTCTTCTTGATTTGCTCATATATATAAATGATAAAATAAAAGAAATTTATTAATAAGCTCCACCCATCCCTATACGTGCACTTGCTTGTGCTCTAGGTCTCGCGCCAATATAAGCGGCATATTGAGGGCTATATCTATTCGGCGGTGGAGGAAGATATTTATTCGGCGGTGGAGGAAGATATTTATTTTGAAATCTATTCTGTGGTTGTTGAACATTGGTTACCAAAGTATTCTTATTAAACGCGTCTTCTTCTACTTCTTTTTGTTGGTCTAGTGCAAGTTGCTGCAATAATACTGGCGGCACTGGCTTTCCAGCTGCGATCCATTGTTTGGCTGCATTTTCACGTTTCTCTCGATTGGTCGGATAATAAGGAATATTTGTCCAATCATTTGTCGTAACAACACTTTTTCTCGTCTCTTTTATTCTATCTGGATGAATGATTTTACGTTTCGGCTCCCTTAAATCATAATTGTAATACTCTTCTGACCCAAAAGGTATATATGTTAAAAAATTGGTTATATTAATGTACATGATTTTTGCATTATGTATTGAGAAAAGGTTATCGTTTGGATTTTCCGATTTGTCGTCGATTGTATAATTCAAATCGCGAATAGTCCTGAGACCATCTATGCCATTATCATTTTCTCCGCGCCATGGATCTTTCTTGGAAATAATACGAGAAATGCCGTCGAAAAGTTGCAAGATTTCAGGGCTGCCAATATTATAAAATACACTGCGATCCACGCGTAAACCTACAGCATCGCAACGTTTTTGTAGCGCATTGTCTTCCATTCCCCAGCCCCAAAAACAGGGAAACCCATTTGTCTTTTCGAAATCGCATCCTTTCATCACGACAATGCCGCCAAGTGCGTATTTGAATCCGTAAAAATGTTTGACTACACCATGTTCTGTATTGTAATCAAAAATTTTGTTGAATGGAATCGTATCTACGTCATTAAAAATAAAGGTAATATCTTTGTAATCATTTGGGTATTTATTTCGGGCAGCAATGAAGCCGATGTTTTTGGTGGCACCTCTGTTAAAAGTCCTGGCGTCGCATTGATGAGAGAAATAGATTTCATAATCGTCGTCGTCTTCTAAAATAAAACTCATGTATTTGCTAAAAAAGAATTTATGTTGGACTCGATTTCGATAAGGCACGATAAAAATGCGTTTTGGTATTTTTGTTGGTACTTCTATAACTTCCATTTATAATTGTTTATTAGTTTTTATTTTTGTATTTATTCCTTATTTATTTTATTAATTATATATTATATTTCTTCAAAATAGCAGCTGGAATTAGCTGTTCTTCCTTGGCGATCTTTTCCAGCTTCTTATAACACTTATTAATGGTGACTTCACTCGTTTCACTCACATTTTTCACATCTCGCTTACTTATATTTAATTTACATATTTGCGCAATGTAGTACACCACACCTGCAGCAATTGACGGCGGTGTATTTTCCGGCATCACATCCATTTTCTCTATCTTCATGCTCACAAATTGACACAACTTGGTCAGCTCATGGTTGACATTCAATTTACTACAATAACGCTCAATAAATGCCTCTGGTTTCGTCTTGCCAAAATTTGTCTTCTCTTTGTGATCCATGTCTTTTTCTATTTGATTGATAATGGAGAGCGCGTTTTTACAACCTTTTGTCGCACTAGTAACGTCTAGACAAAAGATGGTGGCAATTTCTTTGGCAGTTCGCGGAAAATTATTGATCCTACATGAAATATAAATCGACGCCGCAATTATACCATCTCTGTTATCTCCTCTAAATGTCATATTGAATTCGGATATTTTCTTGTGATAAATGATCGCTTCGTCTATGATCATCTTTGGTATGCCAGCATTTTGAGCCATCGTCGTAATGATTTGAAATTCGTCATATTGCGATTTCTCCTTATATGGCATCGATTGCCACTCGGTATATCGTCTTATTTTTCGCATTTCATAAGACATCGGCCCCATACATAAAACCTTGCATCCATAAGAAGATTCCTTGAGTAGAGGATTGATCGGCATACCACATCTAGTAGGATCCGAATTTTGATTGTCGTCTGCTCCATAATAACGCCATTCCGCGCTCTGATCAACAAGGTCTCGATAAATGATGCCGCATTTTTGACTCGTACATGTTAAAAATCCTTCCTCCGAAAATGCTAAAATACTTTCACATCGTTCGCAAAATTCTCTATTTCCAGAACCATAGATACATTCCAAAGGAACTTTTTGTTTTTCTGGATTTTCGATTTCTGTATCAAATATGTTCCATAATTCCGTCTTATTGGTTGTAGTAGATTTATTTTTTTTGCTTTTATGACTTTTATCGTTGCTCATAAGGTAATATCTTTGTAATAGATAAAATATTTTTAATTCAATTTTATTTACATTATTTTCTATTTTACATTATTTTCTTTATTTTTTTAAATCACTATAATATATGGGAAATACTCCTTCATCAAAATCAGCTGAAACGGAATTTGAAAATTTTTATGATGTGGTTGATTATATTGCGACCTATTATATAATGACTATGGATTTCAAAAGTTTAAGCAAACTTTCGGACAAAGACTATTGTGAGAAATTGGTCATTATTACTTCCGATATTCTTCAACGTTATTTAAATGAGCAGCAAATCACTTATCTCGAGCAACGAGTAAAAGATGGAGTCGAAGTAAATGCAATCAATAATGAAAAATTTGTATTTATTACTAAAGATGTCCTTGAAGGTTTAGATCTTGCAAATGATACTAGAACCGGTATAAAGAAAAAAATTAAAAAACAGCGTGTATGCTTAGGTATTGCCAAATTTTATGTGAAAGTCGCGCATGTATTTGCAGCCATTGTCATGACAATAAACCCGGTTTATTCATACAGAGATAGTGTTACTGGTTTAACTATGCAAACCAGTTTGTTAGACCGAGATACTATTCCAAAAGGAACTGAAAAAAAGGTACTAAAACTGAATATTTGTGATGATCGTATTCGAGCACTAAGACACAATGAAATCTTAGATGAAGAAACTGGTGAAGCAAGTGTAGAGCCAGAAATTTGCAGTATAAATATGACGGAATCCGGTTTAGAAAAAACACTCGCAGACGAGCCCGGCATTAGCGAGTTGATGCAGTTGTATTTTGATAAATTTGACGAGAAAACCGGAACTTTTACTGCAATGACACCAGAAACCGCCGAACTATTTCAAAAAGATTTGAAAGAATTTTACACTGCATTTACCGGAAATAGTACTATGCCTCCAGAAATCACTCGATTCAGCGACATCAAATTGCGCGATTATATGCCTAATTGTATTCCGCCAGATGGGAAGCTACGATCCAAAGTACAAATTAGTCAAAAAAGTCCGTTATTTGTTGCCTATGCACAAAACATAAAAAGGATGATTCAAAATGCTGCGGATAATCAAATGAAATTGTTGGATATTATTAATAAATTGTTTGATTATACCATTGATCCTAAAACTGGCAAACGAATCATTCGTGTCAATCCTACTTTAACAGAAGAAACATTACAGCAAAATGTTGAAAAAACAAGGAAATTGATTTCTACTTTGTATTTAAAATGTGAAGCGGATTTTGAAGAAGGTGTAAAATTAATGAATGCTATTGTGGAATCTAAAGAGGCAGTGATTTTACCTAGGCAAATAAAAGTATTGAATGATGAATCGGATAAATTAGTAAAAAGTGCAGCTGTACTAGGAGTGGCATCTGATTTGTCTGAACCAAAGTTAGAGTTAGGAGAGATACCTCTTGATAAATCTACATTAGAATCTGCTTTCCCTTTGGAACCACCTGTGGAATCATCTTTGCCTTTGGATTCATCATCTTCTTTGGAATCATCTTTGCCTTTGGATTCATCATCTTCTTTGGAATCATCTTTGCCTTTGGATTCATCATCTTCTTTGGATAAAGAAGAAAAAAATATAAAATCTGGAGTAGGTTTAGGTACACCTGCAATTGGATCAGACAATGAATTAGATTTGGGTACACCAGATGCTGGAT